CAAACATGCTCGCAGGCGATTGAAGCAGAGGTATAAAGTTTGCTATTCGACTGCGTTAAAGCAAGCGCTTGAGAAAAAGATCCTCCGGCACGAATGCAAACTACTAAGCAGTAATAAGAATTCAAGAGTAAAAATTCACATAATGTATAAGAATGTAAGTTACACATTAATTTTCGATAAGATATTGAAAGAGATAGTTACATTCTTACCATAGAGGAGAAGTAGATGTATAAATTTGTAAAAATTAAGTGTGGAAATATCCAGCACAAATGGATGCTTTACTGCACAGAAGTTAAACAGCTAAATGAACATACAGATAAGTATATGAAAACCGCTGTTCAAGAAGGCGTTACAGACCTGATGAAGTCTCGCGTAGGGCATTACACAACCAACTGGGCGGCTGCAAGTGCTACGCTTGCAGGTATTCAGAATGAATCTGTAATTGCAACTTCAGCAAACTTAGAGTGCGAGATTCAGACTAACAAGACTATGCACTTACTTCAAGTAGGTCACCTCCTTCTTAGAGAAGATGGTACTTATATGTTTATGACTAATGATGCAGTGATAGTGGAGGAAACTACAGTAGCAAAGATGCTATATCCTTCTTACACATTAGAGGACATAAAAGTAGTTAAGTGGCCTGGAGGAAAGCATTACTATGCTAAGATTGGTAGAATGGATGTAGTCGTGAACGGTAAGCAGAAATGGCATACACATGCTGCAGCTGAGAATGCAGCTAAGAAGTTTTTTAAGAAGGAGTTATCATGAAGGTAATTACAGAGCTACATTCGCTAGATGCTGCAATAAAAAGATTCGGAAGTTTAGAGGATATAATTTCAGATCAAAAGAAGCAGGAACATCTTAAAAATCACATTGTAGTAAAGGTACCTGATGGAGAAAGTGGTCCTTGGACTGTAAGAACATTTAAGATAACTGAAAAAGATGCAAATATGTACAATCTTAGAGCGATGATTAATTATCAAGGAAGTGATAGAACAGTATTTCCTGATACATATAAGTCCTTATCTTGCAACGGTACTATTATTATGAGTAACACGCCTGCAGAGATTAGAGACCATAGAAATTTTATTGATCGAGCTGAAGGAGATATTTTGATAACAGGCTTAGGATTAGGAATGTGTATTGAAGCTCTCTTGCTGAAAGACACTGCTAAGTCAATTACAGTAATTGAGAAATCAAAGGATGTTATAAAGTTAAGTGCTGCAACTTATCTTAAAGATGAAAGAGTTACAATCATTAATGCAGATGCTTTGGATTACAAACCTGCTAAAGGAACCAGATTTGATTATGCTTGGCATGATATATGGCCTACAATTTGCGGCGATAACAAAGAATCAATGATGAAGTTGCACAGAAAGTTTGGACAGTTTTGCAGCTGGCAAGATTCGTGGTGCAAGAAATTAGTTTACGAAAGATAAGGAGGGAGTGGATATAATGAATAAGTGGCGCTGTGATTTAGAACCGTCGAAACAACTATTTGAAGCAGGGATAATAAAAGATGCTGAGTATTGGTGGATAGATGATAAAGAGTTCCTAATTTCTAGTAATTATGATGTTGCATTAAAAGCTACATTAAATACTGGCGGTGATCCCTTATGCCCTGCGCCGATAGCCGAGGAATTATTAGAGTTGATGCCGTGGTTTGTTGGGCACAAATTCATGTCCTTTTTTTATAGAATGACATTGCCAATAAATAAAGGCGGAGAGTACTCAATAATATTCGACAATCAAACATTTGACGAAGAACTTAAAAGAGTTAACGATACTAAACTATCCAACGCATTAGCAAAGATGCTTCTATGGCTAAAGAAAGAAGGTTACTTAAAGGAGTAGCGATTATGAAACATTCTAAATAAGAAAAGTTTACAAAAGATAAGGAGGAAGAAATGGTAAAAGCAGAAGTAGTAATTAACAAGACCGTAATCATAACCTTAACGGAGAGGGAAGCAGTATGGCTTAAAGCAGTATGCCAGAATCCATTGAATGCTTTCGGTGAAAAGCCTAATGAAGACCTTCTAGAAGCGCAAATGAGGAGATCTATATTTGAGGCATTAAAAATCGATTAAAAGGAGAAAGAATCATGAGGTATACTAAGGCAGTAATAGTATTTGTACTAGTAGGGATGTTATTTGTGTTTGCAGGCACCATAGTAGTTACGCACAAAGCATTATCTGTAGTAACAGAGTTAGGATTGAGGAATGTTATAAACAGAATATGGGAAGGACCAGGTAATGAGTAATAATGAGATACCTTGCAGAGCTAGCCAGGTTCAAGAGTACCAGTGTCAGGTTAAATGTTTCTATGAACCTTTGGATAAAGATATAGCCTTCGATGCTTGTTTAGCAAGAGAGTTATTCTTTTTGTGGGATAGGGGAGTTGTTACTTTAGGATGCTGTTGTGGTAAACATGCAGGTGGTATGGAAAAAGTTCTAGATCATTCCTATATACAGGTAGAGGAAGAGTCTGCTGATTTAATGATAGAGCTAGGGTATGAAAAAGCAGCTATTGCACCACCGAACATATCAGTGTATAAACCTAAAACAAAACTATAGGAGGGATAGAAATGAATGATACAGAAGATAAAGTAGAAGAGGAAGAACCTTCAATAACACTTGTAGCTGCGCACAAAGTAATTAGCAGAGATGTTAAAGAGGAAGATATTACTACTGTTATTGAGGTAGCTCAAAGAATTGGATCTTTGTGCGATGCTGAGATTAGCAAGCTTGAGATTATGGCATTAGCTCATAGTCAGGTTGAGGATAAGGAACCTTTACGATTCTTTGTAACAGAAGATAGAGAAGTAATTATTAATCCTGTTATAACAAGGCATACTAACTATACTGTTGATAGTAAGGAGGGGTGTGTTACTTTTCCAACTAGAAGAGGTATCGTTGTTCAACGGTATAATAAAATGGATGTAACCTATTCTATTATACAGGAAGGAAAACTTGTGGAGAAGCAAGAAAAACTAACTAGTACAAGATGCAAAGTGTTCCAGCACGAGATTGATCATATGAATGGTATTTATATATTCTAGATTAAGTTATATAATATAGATTAAATAGAGACACAAGGAGTATTACTAAGATGGCTAAGGAAATTATTAGTGCTAGTTTACCGGAAGAAAAATTAAGGAAGCTAGACACATTTGCGAAGAACTATAAAAGTAGAAGCGAGGCTGTTGAAGTTTTGATTGATACTATCGACCAAAAAAAAGAAGATAAAATGGAAAAACAAAGGAAATTATTATTGGATATAGCATATCTGATAGTTGAAGCTTTATCATAATAAATAATAAGGAGAGTTGAGATGGGAATAACAAAAGTACCTTCATGTTTTGGAAATTTTCTAGATGAGATATTTGAAGCATGTAAGTATTCACACGACGAGACACAAATGTGCGATTCTAGAGATGAGTGTATAGCACAGACTAAAAAGGATTCTACAAAGAAGGTAGTACCTGCAACAACGCCCGAAAATACATCTGCTGTTAAAGTAGAGAAGAAGAAGGAGTTAGAAAGTAAAGTCGGTACAGTTGAAGAAACACTTACTGAATTAGGATTTGAAATAGAGAAGAAGAAAACTTGCTGGAAGCTTACTGAAGAGAATGGATTTGCTGTTTCTATTAATGGCGTTGAGACAGAAAACTTTGTCATTTTACAAACATTTAAAAATGAAGCTTTAGTTACTGATAAATATATCAAAACTAAGTACGAGTTTAAATTTAAGACTTCTGACCTTACTGAACTTATTGAAGAGATAAATAGACTCTTTTTACTCTTTCTAGAAACAAAAAAATAGATGCATGAGTACCCCTTAGATCTAAAGATATGTTCAGACTGTACCTCTGCAGGGTATTGTATTACGAAAAGTACACAATACTCAGGCAACACTAAGCTACTTGTTGTTCTAGATAGCCCAACTACAGAAGAAGCTAAAGGCAGCAGGCGTATCTCTGAAGCTCACGGATTCCTGAAAGACTTAATTCTTGGCTTAATTCATAAAGAGGATATAGATCTAGATCCAGAAGATATATCCTTTACTTTTGCTTTGAAGAAAGCATACGGGGAAGGTACTCCGTCTGCAAAATTATATAAAGACTGTTCCCAGCATATTAAAAACGAGATAGAATTCATTAAACCTAAATGCGTTCTCCTTGTCGGGGCTGCTGCTTTAAAGGCAGTTCTTGGTAAGACAGGTATTACAAACTTCGAAGGTAAGATTATAAATAGCTTGAAATTTCCAGAGGGTACATTAGTAGAGGAAGATAAGCCTATTTATACATCCATCAGACATCCAGTCACAATGATTCGCAATGCAATATCAGGAAACTTATTAGGATACAGAGAAGCTTTAAAGAAAGCTCTTTACTATTCAACAACTTGGACACATCAAAACTACGGTGGTGATATAGTAGTTGTTGATACCTGGGATAAATTCTTAGCTTTCGAAAAAGAGATAGTAACTAAGAAATTTGTTGCTTTCGATATTGAAACGACTGGCTTTAGAATCAAGGGAGAGGATGCAAAAATACTGTGTATGAGTTTTACTTGGCGCAAAGATCAAGCGGTAATACTCCCTTGGCTCCACAGAGATTTAACTTACCACGATTGCTTTAGAGAGAAGGCTAGCGAATACAAAACTAGATTACAAAAGATATTATTACTTACAACACTATACTGGATTATGCAAAATGGAAAATATGACTCCAGTTACTGCAACAGTAACGGGCTAAGAATACCGTACCCGCATTTTGATATTATGCTTGCTCATTATGTTGCAGTCACAGAGGAATTAAGGACACACGGTTTAAAAGCAATGGCTTGGACCTACACTGAAAGAGGTGGGTATGAAGAATGCTTAGAGCAATATATTAAGAAGAATACAAAAGAGACTGATAAGGAAAATAAAGAGAAGGTTGTTGACTTACTAGCTAGAAGAGAAGAGAGTTTCTCCTCTGAGGATATAAAAGAGTTAGAGGAATTACTTGCAGATCAAGGCTTTAAGAATTACGAGGATATTCCTTATTCAATTTTAGCGCCTTATAACGGATTAGATACAATAGTAACATTTGATATTTATAAAGAGCTATGGAATGCTATAGAAGATCCTGAATATGCTTGCTACACTTGTGGTGATTACTTAAAAAGATTGACCTCTACTTCAAAGGAATGTAAATGTATTAGAAAAGGCAATCCTAAGTGGAAGCATATCATGTTCGACTTGTTTATGAGAGGTACTAGAGTTTTAGGGGAGATAGAAGAGAGAGGCGCGCTGATAGACTTAGATAGGGTTAGGGCAGCTAAATTGCATTACGAAGAGATAATCAATGGATTAGAAAAGGGCCTTAACAGTTATCCAGAGGTATTGCAGCTGGAAGACGAGATGTATAATGAAGTAATGTACCTTTATAATAAAGAGAAGTTAATTAAGACAGAAGCATTTGAGAAATTAAAGGTAGCTAAGCTAGCTGTTGAGGAAGAGTACGTCGATTTAATTAAGACGCAGTCTAAGATAGTATCAAGGCTAAAGAGAATGGCTAAAGCTAAGAAGACTCCAGAGGAAGACAGGCCTTTGATAGAAGAGCTTTTGGCAGAAGAGATGTCTGACCTTACGCTTTTAAAAGAAGGCAAGAAGCAGTCAATCAAGAGTCTAGGAAGAGCAACACAGTTTAGAAAAAAAGTACCAGAAAAAATTCCCTTTAACTTTAACTCATCTACACAGCTAAGATTATTACTATTTCATAAATTAGGATTAAAAGCTTTCAAGACAACCGATAAAGAAGAATTAAAAACTTTTATAGATAAGGATAAGTTTCCTGTGATATTTAGCAAGCTTTCAACTGACGCAACTGCCTTAGAATATGCGGCAAAGCAACACGCCTTACCTAGTCTACTGTCTGAATTCAGGACAAGTAGAAAATTATACACTACCTATCTAGAACCTGCCGAGGGTTGGGTGCAAAGAGATGGAAGAATTCATGCAGGACATATGATACCCGGAACAGTAACAGCACGTTTATCTTGCAGCGCTCCTAATTTACAAAATATTCCTTCTAAGAATAAGATCATCAAAGGATTTTTTATTCCCTCGTTTAAAAATGGATTTATAGTTAATGCGGATTTAAGTCAAGCTGAGTTAAGAGTACTTGCATGTGCTTCAGGAGAAGAAGCTTTAATTAAAGCATATTTAGAGGACAGAGATATTCACAGAGAAGTTGCTGCACTTGTATTAGGTAAGAAACCGGAAGATGTAACTGACGCTGAAAGAACTCAGGCCAAGGGAGTTAATTTTGGATTAATTTACGGTAGAGGTGCTAGATCACTTGCTGAGGAAATGGGTATGACATTAGCTCAAGCAACTGCGTTTATTAGTGCTTACTTTAAAAATCTACCTAAAGTAAAGATTTGGATCGATAAACAGCAAGCAGACGTAAAATTAAAAGAAAGATATTATGTTGATAACCTCTTCGGATTTAGGAGAAGATTATATGATGCAAGACATAGTATTCCAGAATTTGCCGGATCAGCTGCAAGACAGGCAATCAATGCTCCGATTCAGGGAACAAGTGCAATGTTTACCTTACATACAATGTGCGAAATACATGATATATTCGCTGCTAGAAAGATGCAATCTAGAGTTATAATGACAGTACATGATTCTGTTGTTGCTGAATCACCTGAGGATGAAGTTATTCATACTTCAATGTTAATGAAAGCGTTAATGGAGATTAAATATTTTGATTGGCAAACGATTCCTATGAAGGCAGATTTAAGTATAGGCCTTGATTATGGACATATCGATGATGTATCTTTTGATATCTCTCACCTAAAAGGAGCGACAGTAGATGATCTAACTAGAATGTCTTCTGCTACTCTTATCGGCTAAGATGATAAAATTACATTCCTGAGGTGTTGATACTACTAAGATAGAATGCAAAGCTTTAAAAAGAATTGTTTTTCCTGACGATCATCAAGACTTCATAAAAAAGTAATTGTAATATAATACATAACGTGAATGGTATAGGAACCTGAGCTAGTCATTAGTACGTAGATTTGCGGAGTAATTAATACCTATAGGACTATTGTTACACTGGTAAAAATCGAGACGCTTGCAGACTTACTGCTTTACGTTATAGAAAAAATTTAAGGAGATAGAAAGAATGAGAGAACTAAATTATGATGGTACACAGTTAAAATCAAACATAGCTTTTGATTTGTTAGAGGAGAAGGAGATACGAAAGATTAATGTTATTACAGGCAGAGGATTATGTGATGTTAGCTTAGAACATATGGTTGATTTAGAAGATGTAGTCGCTAATGAGCCTATCTTTTCAGATGATATGTATCATATAATCATAGAAGTATTAAATGACAGAGACTTAGAGAAACTAGTTTACATGCAGAGATATATTATTAGACTAATTTCTGATGTAATTGCTAATATGTGCATAGGGTTAGAAGATATGGAAGTCCGAGGAGATGATATAATGATAGGTAAAGGAAAACTATCTGTATCAATTGCAACTTGCTCTATAACATCTGGGTTAATTCACATTGGGTTAAACGCACACGCAACAAAATGTCCTGAAGGTGTAGTTATGGCTACTCTTTATGAACTATTCGATAGTAAGCACGACGCAGATTTTGCAAAAACCTTAGGTATTTTTGATTTCGCCTTAACTACTAAACTTAAATCAGAGTTTCAAGATATCTTAGTAGCAACTAGTAAAGTTAAAGGGCTAGCTTAGATATGCAGTTTACGCTTATCTATGACCCACGGAGGGAGAATGATAAGCTTATCGCCGACTTCGTGCAAGGTATGATCAGGGAGCCTATCTTTAAAAAGGTAAGTATCTTAGACGAAGTTGGCAAGAAACTATTCGCTAGAGTTAGGCAAGATATAATGCCTATTCTTATATTTGAAAAAAATAGTTCTCCTATTGGATATGATGCAGAGGTGTATACAATACTCTCTGTAGCAATTACAGCTAGAGTACTTGACCAGATTGAGAAGGAGTATCCTTTACTATGCAAACAATAAAAACCACACTACTTGATATCAATAATATATGCTACATGGCTTTTCCTATGATGACTGAACGCGAGTTCAATAGCAGAAACGCTATTGTACATACAGTAGTTAGAAAAGTACTTGAGTATCAAACTCAATGGAATGCAACATTTACTGTTGCTGTTATCGATGCAGGCAGAGAGTACAGAAAGGCTCTTTATCCTGATTACAAGGGTAATAGAGTGGAAGCCGGTAAAGGTGCTATAGATGATCCAATAGCATCATTTAGAGAATCTTTATATTTGCAGCTTCCTTTACTTGAAAGAGTACTAACAGCAATGGGTGTTCATGTTGCTAAAATGTCTGGTTTCGAGGCTGATGATTTAATTGCTGCTTATTCTTACCTACTTCCTAGAACTACAATTGTATCAGGAGATTCAGACTTACTACAGCTGATATCAGATACTTGTTATGTGTACCAACCTTTGGCTAAAAGGATGGTTACTATGCATAATATGGAAGCATATTATAATTTTCCACCGCATGAATTTGTTCGAGCAAAAATAATTCAGGGTGATTCTTCAGATAATATCCCAGGTGTTAAAGGTGTAGGTATTAAAACACTGCAGAAAATTTATGAAGATTTAGGCACCTTGCAAACTGAAGTCTTATTTCAAAATGTAGAATATCTATCTAAAACATCTCGCACTAGAAAGATAGTTGATCAAAGAGATATTATAGACAGAAACATGCCGTTAATTGATTTACAAGATGCATATGATGTATACTGTGAGATGGCACCTGAGTATCCTTTAACTCTGTTAGAATTTATGGATAAGAATTTTGTATTCGATAGAGATGAGACAGTTACTTTACTCAAAGAAAATAACCTAAATGATCTTGCTTTTAGAGCATTAGATATCTTCTAAAATTTCTTTTAAATAACAGTTGTAATATCGCTTATTAGTCTATATAATATAATAGTAAGGAAATTATTAAACTAATAAGGGAGGCAATAGTCTATGGATTTTCAAATGTATCACGCTAGGTTTATTGGGGTAATCAAGAAAGTATCAGGACAGTATAAGAACAGAAAGAGGTATTTAGAGTATGAGGATTTAGTACAAGAGGGTTTAATTCACTTATACAATATGGCAACAAAGTATGATGGTAAGATGCCAATAGAAAATTTCGCAAAGCTATTTAAGACACATTTAATATTAGAATTTCAAATTCTATTCACAAAGCAGACTACACTAAAAAGAGATCCATACAGAAATCCAATAGTACTTAAAATATCTGATCTTGCAGAAGATTTTGAAGATAATGAAAGTGCTCAGCAGTTATATATTTCTTACTTTATACAGGAAACTATGGAGTTACTTTCGTATGAAGCTACACAGTATTTAAGAGATGCATTACTTAACACAGCAGATTATGCAAAAGTATACCAAGAATGTGAATCACGCAGAATTGAATTAGCATCTTTTGGAAAAGAGATTCCTCAGAACTTACCTTCTTTTGCGAAAGTATTCGCAAGTATGCATAACATGAGTGCTGAAAAGGTTAGAGGGGTTAAGAATGAGATAGGTAATCTTATTGTTAATAATGAGATAGTTAGAGAGATGCTTTACTCCTTAAGTGATACTGTTAAAAAGGAAGTAGCAGATTGTCTGAAAGGTTTTAGAGTTCCTAAATTACAAGTAGCTTAGTTACAAGCAGTTGTTATGTAATACATGAAACTAATAATTAATAGTAGTGATGTGACTATAAAGGATTGTCATTATGCTTTATACACATCACTACATTCTGAATTTGTCTTAAAAGACCCAAACGCATTCTTCATTAAGAAAAACATGCCTGCTAATAAGGCTATGTTCTACACAGGTGATGTATCCTTTATATCTAAGTATAAGTTTAAAATAGGATTACTTCCTAGAGTATTAAAGATTATGGGTATAAAATTTCCTGAGGAGCCTATTACTCTTAAAACATACACTCCAATACTAACCCCGATGAGCAGAGACGCTTTACTTATAAATAGAACTCTAAGAGTTTACCAGGATAGATCTGTGAAGGCAATGCTTGAGAGTGATCGTGGTATTATAAAGATTGCTACTAACGGGGGTAAGACAACAATACTGTGCGCCTTTTTAGAAAAATATAGACATAAAAGTATTATACTTATTCACAATATAAATATCTTTCAGCAATTGGTAGAATCACTTGAGTCTCTAACAACACTAAAAGTAGGAATTGTTACATCAAGTAAGGTTAAAGACGGTGATGTTATTGTTGCCATGGTAAAAACTCTAGCTAATGCGCATACAAATAAAAAAGAGGCGGTGCTAAGCATTACCAGAGGTGTTACTTGCATTTGCACAGACGAGTGCCATCATCTTTCTGCAAAGACTTATGTTACTGCATATGCTGCATGTCCTAACGCTTCAAAGTTTTACGGATTCTCAGGTACGCCTTATCCTGAAAAGGATAGAATTAAGGCGTTACAAATCATACAAATGGCTGGAGAGATTATAGCAACTGTTAGTAATCAAGATTTGATTTCGCTTGGAGTATCTGCATCAGTTAAGCTTTTTAGAATAGATTTTGAAACAGCTCTTATTAAAAGGCATAAAGATACTAATTTTCAAATGGCTTATCAAGCAGGTATAGAAGACAATAATGAGAGAAACGAGGTGATGATAGCTATACTGCAATCAAAGCTTGAAGAAGGTAAGCAAGGATTGCTTATTATAAATACACTCATACACGGTGAGGAACTCTTATACTTAACACAGAAACATGGCATAAAGAAAACTATCTTCCTGCAAGGGTCCTCTAGTGAAGAAGAAAGAATTGAAGCGATCGAGAACTTTAAAGATAGAAGAGTTAGTTGTATAATTGTTACTAAAATTTTCGATGAAGGAATAGATATTAGTAACATCAATTTTGTTATACTTGGTGCAGGTGGTAAATCTTCTTATCAGTTCTTGCAACGCATAGGTAGAGGGATAAGGGAGAAGAAGGATGGCTCTTCTTTAGAAGTATATGACTTCCAAGATCTGCATAATCACTACTTAAGGAAGCATTCTGAAGAGAGATTGCAGATATGTGTTAAAGAAGATTGTTTCGAGATTATTGATTTCAAGATATAGTTATATTATATAGATAAAAGAAAGGAGTCTAACCATGACTACAGACAAATTTGAGGAGTTTTTAGACATTAGTATTCAGATAGATGACGGTAAGGTTTATACAAAAAATCTTGGGAGAGATTCTAAGATTGATAAGCTTGATATAAACAGAGCGTTAATTGAACACCCTGGAAAATCAGCTTGGTGGAGCACACTTTCTGCGCTAGCAGAGGATAAGGAGGCAAAGATAGAAATTTTATTGAAGCAGTATAAAGCAGAGTTAGATTTAAGTATTCGTAATGGGTCATACTTTATGAAGAATCCATTAAAGAAGCCTTTGATTACGACGCAAGGTGGAACTGATGTAAAGATAACAGAAGCAGTTGTAACTAACATTATTGAATTAGATGAGATGTACCAGCAAACACTCAGCATGGTCCTTCAAGCGAGAAAAGAGAAGATGGTTCTTAGAAACGCCAGAGGCGTTTTCGAGCAGAGAAGAGATATGCTTCAAAGCTACGCTTCAAATTTGAGAAACGAGCACTTTAAGAATGCGCCAAGCGCATAAAAAATAAGGAGGAAGTACAATGGCAGAACAGGATTTTTTAGCAAGGCTTGAGGCAGCAAAATCTAGGAATGATCAGGTTTTAGCGAAACAAGCGATGAGCGGCAAGCTCAATTGGATGAAAGCAAAGATAGGGTCAAACTTGATTCGACTACTACCTATCACAGACGGGGACCCATATCCTTTTAAGGAGTATAGATCTCATGGATTCTATGTTAAAGAAGGATATAGAGGCTTCACATGTGCAAATGAACCAGAAAAAGGTATTTCAGGTGTTTGTCCATTATGTTTCTCTGTAAAAGCTATCTGGGAACAAGTAAATGACTTAACAGAATCTGGAGCTCCTGAGCATGAGATAGAAGAGTTGAAGAAGAAAGCAAAGGCATTATCTGCAACTGATAGATTCCTTGTTAATATAATTGACGGCAGTGAGCCTGATCCAACAAAGAAGTATAAGTTATTCGAGTTCAGCAGAACTTTATTTAATGACTTCATGAACTTAATGCAAGACCCAGATTATCACTATGTTGCCTCTCCAACAGATGGAACAGATATTAACTTGGAAAGAACAGGTGAAGGTATTGATACTAAATATAGTCTTATTCCGAAAAAGAATAATATTATTGAGGTTCCTCTAGACTGGACGAATAAGGTGCAAGATTTACACGCTCTTAAAACACCTGGAATGGAAGAACTAGAGTGGCTATCAGAAACTGTACTTCAGGTTCCTTTAGCGTCTATTCAATTTGCAGATATACCTTCTTCCTACGGTAAGAATCTTAAAGCAGCTGCAGACGCTAAGGCAGCTAAAACAGTAGAAGTTAAGAAGGAGACAGTAGCTGTTAAGGAAACGGTTAAGAAGGAAACGGTTAAGAAGGAAATAGTTACTCCTAAGACAGCAGCTGTTACTACAGCTAAGGTAGAAGTTGTTGCTAAGGAGGAAGTTAAAGCTGAAGTAGCGGCACCAGTTATTGAGAAAGCAGTTGTAGAGGCAACAGCTACAGTTGTTACTAAGGAAGAAGTTAAAGCTGAAATAGCAGCTCCTGCGGAGGAAGTAGTAGCAGCTCCTGTAGTTGAAACAGCAGCAGCTCCTGTAGTTGAAACTACTGAGATGAAAATCAAAGCTAAACTTGCTAAGTTAAAAGCGGCTAAGGCTGCTTCTGCGGTGACAGCGTAATGGTAACACAGGTACTACAAGTCACTAAAGTTTTATCAGAGATTGACGGTGATCAGATACTTCGGAATCTCGAAGTAGCTGGTCGTACCTGTTATAAATCTGAAGGGCTGATTACTAAAGGGTCAGCTCTTAAATTCATCAGGGGGATTATGAAAAGAGATCATCTATCTGTAATTGAGCACGAATCGATAACGGTTAAGTATATTACAGACAGAGGTGCGACACACGAAAAGGTTAGACACAGACTTGCCTCTTTTTCACAGGAGAGCACAAGATATGTAGGTTATGAAGAAGGACTTAATGCAGTTGTTCCTGTTCCCTTTGTAGAACTCTATTCAAGCGGAGCAGCTGATCATGTTGTTCCTGGACTTGGTGTTAAAGAGTTAGAGCAATACTTGGTATGGCTCGAAGCAATGCAAAATGCAGAGAATTCGTATAAGAAACTTCTTGACTTAGGGGCTAAAAAAGACCTAGCGAGATCAGTGCTACCTAACTCCACAAAAACAGAGATAGTAGTTACTGCAAATCTTAGAGAGTGGAGGCATATTCTCTCAATGAGATGTGCAGATAACGCTCATTTTCAAATTCAACAGCTTATGAAATGGACACTGGAGACTTTCAGCAGAGAAATACCAGTTATATTTGATGACCTTGTTGTTAAATTCATGCCTGAATTGTTACGTTAATAATTTAATTTTAGGTAAGTGCTTGTTATATATTTAACGAGCACTTACTAAGGAGAGGACACCCATGACAGAATTTAATTTCGACAAATTTAATAAAGCAGTTGTAAAAGGGTTTAAAGAGGATAGCATTATAAACCTAGAGGATGATAATAAGGTAAAGCATTTTGTATCCACACAAATTCCTGCGTTAGACTCAGCATTAGGCAGAGGCTTGCCTGTAGGTAAATTAGTGGAGATAACTGGAGACTATTCTTCAGGCAAAAGTCTTATCGCAACACATGTACTAGCTGAAACTATTAATACAGGAGGCTTGGCTGTACTGATTGAGAGTGAGGCTTCAATGGATTTAAACTTTATAAATAATGTAGGGCTTGATTATAAAAAACTAATACATCTTTTTCCAGAACATTTAGGAGACGGGTATCAGATGATTTTTGATATAATTGGCATGTCTGAGGACCTAGAGGCAAAAGGTGAAGCACCTCCTTTTACAACTATCGTATGGGATAGCATATCCGGAGCTGGTAATAAAGCAGTTGAAAAAGGCAAAGATGGAAAGTATGTAATAGATATTAATATGAAGTCTAGATTATCAGCAGCACAGACTAATTCAGACTTACTGCCTTCATTAATAAGACTTTTATACAAGCATAATATACTACTTATCTTTATTAATCAGCTTAGAGATCAACCTGGTGTGCAGTACGGACCTACAGAAGAAACTATGGGTGGTAGGGCTATAAAATTTTACTCCTCTGTTAGAGCTAAGTTTACAAAAGGACCCTCTATTCTAAAAGGTGATGTGATAGTTGGTAAGAAAGGTAAATTTACTGTTAATAAGAACAAGGTTGCACCTCCTTTCCGATCAGCAAATGTTACTGTTTATTTTGATAAAGGCTTTGATTGGTTAGTTGATTTAGAAGTACTTCTTTTAGAGGAAAAGGTTCTGGTAAAAGAAGGACTGTCTTACTTCTATAACGGATCAAATCCTGGTGTAGATAAGCTGAAGAAGCTTGCTGTCGGGGCAGAGAAGCTTTCCGAGAGATTGCGTACAGATAAGCAATTATTAGAAGCTGTTAAAGAAGATTTATTATCGCCTTTAGGAACACTTTCCTGCGAGTAACAAATAAAAAAAGCGAGTGGTGCTGAAAAGCATATGTGGTGTAGAACATACGGCCACTCTGTAAATAGGGATAAGAGCTTTCCCGAATAAGAACTGTTGCTGTCCTGAATTGACAGGGGCCTGATTAGAATGCGGTTATGTTCCCAGGTTAAACTTTAAGCAACCCAGCCTCGCTTTAAAGTATATAATAAGGCAAGATGTAGTTATTATATACATAAATATTAAAGGATAATAACTTATGAGCAACTTATTAGTAACAGCAGATATACACGGGCATCAGTTTGCAGCACATGCAAGAAATACAGAGTTTGGATATAATAGCCGCCTTATGTGGATATTGCAAGCATTGCAAGACTTAGAAGATATTGCAATAACAAACGATTGTAAAGATATAGCAATACTAGGTGATTTACTTCATGCGAGAAAGACGATAGATGTAATAACCTACAATGCTATCTTTTCTGCAATTAAATGCCTGTCCATGAAATTTAAAATTTGGATTTTAGTTGGTAATCATGATTGCGCGTTAGTTGATTCAGAGCACTCTTTACTTACCTTTAATGAGATACCAAATGTTGAAATAGTAGATACAGTTAGAATAACTGAGATAGCTGGAATGTCTGTTAAGTTTATTCCTTTCTCAATCGATAAAGAGATGATCAAGAAGGAGATTAAATCAGGAGCTAAGCAGCAGTTAATCTTAGGACACTTTACATGTACAACAGCTGTTCCACCTAAAGTAATGTCGCCGCTTAAATTAGGTATTGATATTGAAGAAGAACTAGCCGGTATAGATGATCATAATCTTGAGCATATTATATTAGGACATTTCCATAATTATCAAACTGCCGGCAAAGTAACTTACATAGGATCTCCTATTCAGCATAACGCAGGTGATGCAGATGATCAGAAATTTGTTGGTGTATATAATACAGATAAAAAAGAATTGCAATTAGTTGAAACAACGGAGAGATATCCGATGTTTAGATATAAGACTTTTGATGATGATAACATAGGGGAACTAGATCAGTATCTAAAGGACTCAAGACCAGAAGATTATATACAGATTACTACAAGGACAAGTAAGAAGGTAGTAACCCCTGATAATATAAATGTTATTTCAACAGCGGTCTCAAGTGTAGAGAGTAGATTGAAAATTACAGCGGAGTCAAACTTACAGGATATAATTCAAGCTTTCGCAGAATTAAACGTAAATCCTCATCTCGATATTAAGAAGTTAGCTGAGATAGGCCTTGGTATATTAGAGAAGACAGGAGCACACTTATCATGAGTAGCAAGCTAAAATTTTTGAAGCTAGAGATGACAAACTTTATGTCATATAAAGGTACAACAATACTACATCTTGATAACAGGGGTACTATTCTGATTGAAGCAAAGAATATGGATAAGAATGGATGCTCTTCTAATGGAAGTGGTAAGTCTGTATTAGCTATTGAAGCTTTAAACTGGTGTCTTTTTGGTGAAACGTTAAGAGGGCTTAAGGGAGATGAAATTGTTAATAATAAGACAAACAAAGATGCTTACGTTGCATTATACATTCAAGACGAAGTAAATTTACATGTTGTAGAAAGATATAGGAAGCATAAGGAATTTAAAAATAATTTATATTACTCTATAAATAATATAGATACTCCTGCTAGCCTTGTTAATGATAGAAAGCAAACTGGAGCAACTAGTGCTCATACCCAAGAGAGTATTAATAACTTACTTGGAATGAATAAAGAGAGTTTTAAATACAGTACGTTTAGTAGTCCTAGCATCATGGAGTCTTTCTCCACAAAGAATGATGCAGAGCAAAAAGCTGTGCTAGAAAATTTATTAAATGTGATTGATACAACAGCCTGCCTAGAAGAGGCTAAGAGGCAGAAGAAAGCGTGCGGAATAGAGATAACAACTAAAAGCGGTAAGCTGCTTGTATATGAAGATAGAGCTGTGCAAATTACTAATAATGAACCTGCTTTAAAAGAGCAAGAAGCTCTTTTTAAATCAGAGCAAGATGCAAAGCTTGTTGTTAAAGAATTATTCTTAGAAGACTGCAGAGGAAAGTTTGAAGAGCATGATAAAAAGGAAGATCTTCTTACAACAAAATTAACTACACAGAATACAAGGCTGCAGGACCTCGATGCTTTAATTGTTGATCTATTCGAGGAAGAGCATAGACAATACCTTAATGCTGAAAGAGAATTACTTATGCTTAGCGAGCATAGAGACATAACAAAGAATGATATTAAAGAGAATAATGAAGATATAACAGAATTAGAAGCAGAAATACTTAATGTAGTCGAACTACAGCCTGAAATTATAATCTTAGAGAATGAGATAGATACCTTACGCAGAGAGCAGCAGAATCATCTTAGTAAAATGGCTGCTTGCGAAGGGGAGAAGGAATACCTACAAAATACTATTGATGAAACGCACGCTTTAGCAGAAAGTAAGTGCCCTAAGTGTGGTAACAAAGTAACAGAGGCTTGTAAGAAGGAAATTAATGATGAAAGACAGGTACAGTTCTTACAAAAAGCAAAAGATTATAATGAGGAGCAGGCTTTATGCGATATAGTTGAGCAGAGATTAACTATAAGAGAATATGATCTAAAAGAGTTAGAGAAGAAACAATCTAGTAATCTTGTATCTACGACGACTAAGAAGACAACACTTTCTCATTTAAAGACAAAGGTTGTTACATTAGATGAGACTTTAGCGACAATAATAAACGACATGAAGATAACATGCGATACTATTAATCACCTTAATATACACTATATTTTCAATGACGTAACTACTTTAGAAGATATTGCAAAAGAAGAAGAGTTACTAGCTAAGGAAATTCAACTAAAGACCTCTTTTGTAAATGAGCGAGTATCTTTAAATGCAGATATAAAGATTACGAACAGTGCTCTTAACTCTTTAGGTGTAGCTAACACAGGATTACTATCACTAATTGATACAGCTGAGAGAGATATTAGGGCTATTAAAGAGGAAGCTAATACGTACACAGCTCAGATAGCTAAAGGGGATGAAGACCTTCTTGCGCTTGCAGGTACGATTGTTGAGGCAGAGACTGAGATTGAAGAGCTTGAAGAGAGGTTACAATACCTAGCTTTTTGGGAAGCAGGGTTTGGAAACAGGGGGATTAAGAGTTACATATTCGATATGTACACACCTATTTTGAATCAATATACTAGCGAGTACATGTCAATGCTTTCAGAGGGTGCAGTAGAAATTGAGTTTTCAACACAGACTATACTTAAATCGGGTGATGTTAGAGAGAAGTTCAGTATTAATATTAAGAACTCTTCTGGAGCAACATCTTATGTAGGAAGTAGTACCGGTCAGAGAAAGAGAATTGATGTAGCTATTACGTTAGCTTTATATAGAATAGCACAACTGAGAATTCCTCAGCAAGTTGATTATCTTGTCTTAGATGAGATTGATGATGGTATTGATGGTGAAGGATATGAAAGGCTGCTAGAGATCATTGCATCTTTAAGTGAAGAAGTTAGTACATTATTTGTTATATCGCACGAAGAGAAGTTGAAAGAGTATTTCGAAGAAGTAATAACAGTAGAATATAAGGGAGGCATTAGTAATGTGGTTACCTAGAAACACTAAAGCAAGAATCAAAGTAGTATCCAGCACAGGAAGCTCTAATTATACAACAGCAAGAAGAGGTGGCAAGAACCCTGTTAAAATTATATCTGGTAAAAGCAGACCCTCTAGTACCCTATCCTAAATATAAGAAGTAGTTATTTTAATAAAGGAGATATAATATGTACATAAGAAAAAAGTATACCGCAGAATCAGCGCACGCAGTACGTAATTGTGCAAGCTCTAGATGTTCAAGATCAGTTCACGGGCATTCAGCAATAATTGAAGTAATGCTGACTTCAGATAAGTTAGATAGAGGTGAGATGGTTTATGATTTCGGGTTGATGAAAGGCACAATTCGAGATATGATAGACAGCATGGATCACGCAATGCTGCTATGGGGTAATGATTTAGAAGAGTATATACAAGCAATGAAGACTTTCAGTGTACGATGGGTTGAGTTTGGATTTAATACAACCGCAGAGCAATTAGCAAAATGGTGTTATATTATGATTACCAAGATTATAGAAAATACAACTTTTAGAAACCAAGAAGATGCTGATATAATGGTTGAGAAAGTAAAGTATCATGAAACAGCTTCTGGATATGCTTGCTTTACAAAAGAAGATTACTTTAAACTTAGTCCGAGAGAAATAGAAGATTTCTGGACAGCGACAGTTTTTTCTGATGGTGTAGTTGCAGAATGGACTAATCCAGATATGTTAAAAGATTTGATAGCAGGTAAAAAATTCATTAATTTAAAAAAGGTATAGTATGACAGATCATCCGAGTTATAAAGACGCAGAGAAGTATTCATTATCTTACAATTCCTTTCTTGCACATGCAACAGAGTTAGTACAGTTGATTCAAAAAGCGGGTAAGAAGTATGAAGCAGTATATGCTATCCCAAGAGGCGGATTAGTACTAGGTGTCTTTCTTTCTCATGCGTTAGGTATACCAATGGTAGACGAAGTACATAAAGGTGTATTAGTTGTAGATGATCTTGCTGATACAGGAGATACGCTGCAAGAATATTACAAGGAAGAGGATGTAGCAGTATTATTTATGAAACCTTGGAGTACGTTTACTCCAACTTATTTTGTTAGCAAAACTGAGTATTGGATTGAGTTTATGTGGGAGTTTGATATTAAGAAAAGATTAGGGGAGATAGCGTAATGTACGGCTTAACATCTCGGCTAGATAATGCTTGGATGCATATGAGTGCGATGAGTTTGGATTACTTACAGAAAGAGATAATCAAGAAGTTTGTAATGCAAGAAGTTAAAGATGCTCGAATAGAGACTTTAGAGTGGGCGAGAAGAAAAAATTTATTTGAAATTATAAAGAGAATAAAGGATATAAAGGAGAGTTAGCGCAATGGTAGAATTAAAAGATACACAGGCAGAAAAAGATACAAGAGATATTTTTATACAGAAAGTGGGGATACGTAATTATGAAGCACCTGTTAGAATACTTAGAAAAGACGGTACTGTTGCAGAGACAGTTGCAAACTTTAGTCTTTATGGTTCTCTGTCTGAGGAATTAAAAGGTACTAATATGTCTAGATTCAGTAGAGTCATCAATAGGGCAATTGCTGATCACAATATTGGTATTGATTTTATGTACGATGTACTAACTACTATGAAAAAAAGGTTAGAATGTGAGGATGTATATATCAAGATTAGATTTCCATTCTTTGAAGAGAAGCTTGCACCTGTATCTAAGTTACCTTCTTTTGTCAAACGTGAGGTAGTATTCGAAGGCGAGTTACAAGAAGGCGTTCCTAAGACTTACTTAACAGTTAAAGCGAACTATATGTCACTATGTCCTTGCTCGAAGAATATGTCCCTTACAGACGAAGAAGAAGGTATTGGTAAAGGAGCGCATAATCAAAGATCTATTGCGTCTATTAAGGTTGAGCTTACTGAGATGGATGATAGAATTACTAACATTTGGATAGAAGACCTTGCCGATATAGTTGATGCATCAGGATCTTGTCAGATATGGAACACTTTAAAGAGAGAAGATGAAAAATGGGTTACAGAAGAATCATATAACAATCCTAAATTTGTTGAGGATACTGCAAGAGATATTGCCTTAAAAGTACAAGTCTTTAATGTTCCTTTTGTTATCGTCGCTGAAAATTTTGAGAGTATTCATCAAAGCTCCGCTTGCGCAATTGTTAAGGGTGGGCTAAATTGAGACCTTGGGAAGAAGAAAAAGAGCGTCCTGTAAAGTTTGTAGGCATTTTGCCTACAGAGTTTATAGATAAATTCATACGTAGAAGATTTAAGCTACCTAAGAAAGGTAATAGTATTTTACAGTTAGCTTTTAGAAAAGGTAATCTGTACATAGCTTCTAATATGAATTTAACAGAGGCAAATAAAGAGTGGGATGAGTTAGAGGAGAGAATTCAGAGGGGATTATAGATGCGAAAGATACCAAAACGTAAGAAGATAAAACGATTACGAATAAGGGATGAGCGTCTGATAGAATTAATTGATAAGCTTTATTATAAAGTATTCCTTCTACGATTGTTTTTTATACCTAGTCTTCAAACAAAAGTTTATTCTATTATAACTGAGAAATGGGTAATTACTTCTTACGGAGGACATGACACGAAAGTATATAAATGTAGTCCTTGGCACGCAGATGTTACAGAAATTGCAGTTGCAGGTAGTATTCAGATCTTTAAAGTTATTGGATATACAAAAGAGTTGATGGACCTTGTTATGATATTTAAATTATACAAACAATTAAATTTACCTAAGGAGAATAAGTAGTATGAAAATTAATAGTATTTATGAAGGTATTGAAGGAGAAGGAAAGCATATAGGAACACCGACTACATTTATCAGAACACAGGGTTGTAAAGTTGGATGTAGGAATTGCGATACCTTAGAATCATGGGATGAGAATAAAGGTAAGAGTATGTCTGTTGGGGAGATAGTAGAAGAGCTGTATAGCCATTCTCCTGAAGTAATATCTATTACAGGAGGTAATCCTTTAGAGCAAGATATTGCACTTGTTCCCTTAATTCATGAGATAAATAGAACATTTATTACCTCTGAAATTAATATTGAGGTAACTGGTCAAGACTACAACGAACGTGTATTTGATCTTGTAGATAGGATAAGCTTAGACCTTAAGACTCCATCAACAGGAGTGAAAGCAAATAAAGAAAACATAACACATATCCTTAAGAGATATAAAGATAAAGTTCAGCTTAAATGTGTTTGCGCTGACAATGAGGATTTAATCTTTATCATTAATACATACACAGAACTTAACAGCAGCTATGTACTAGATGATTATCAGATGATTATTACACCTTGTTACACACAGAAAGCTACTAAATTTGATTTCGATTTTATTAAAGAAATTAATGATAGCATATTAACTATTGGATATAAGATTAGAGTAATACTTCAGCAGCATAAAGTAATTTATGACAGTAAAGAGCAGAACGTATAATGAGGCTAGTTAAAGGTTTAGGCGGCTATGAGATACACATGGATGAAGAGGATGTTGAGTTATTAAACGACGCTTTGACATTCGTTAAGGTTGAAGAGGACCGGGACGATTTGAACGATTATCTGGATATACTAATTAGAAAAATCAGTTTAAAACTTAAGAAATTTCTTAGAGAAGAAGGTAAGACTAACCCGACTGAGGCTACCACAGGGGAGTTTACATTTCTTCACCCTGATAATATATTTGTTCTACCTTTCGCGGAGAGTGTTTCCAGTATAAGCCAGATACCTCCCGCAGTACAGATGCATTTAGCAAATCTTCCGGAGAATGTACGTAAGGATCTTATAAAACTACTCGAGCGGAAGAAATAGTTATATTAGTAAAGGGAGATGTTATGATTAATAAAGAAACATTACTAGGTAAATCGGGTGTAACAGCCTCTAGGGAGAGAGATGTAGATATACTCTTTCCTGTAGCAAGAAAGATAGACAGAGATGAAATAGGTATTCCAGTACAAGAGCAGTTCGGAGTTGATATCTGGAATGCATATGAGTTTACATATATTAATAAGGAATCAGATATGCCTATTACAGGTGTATTACAAATTATATATACTTCATTAAGTGATAATATTGTCGAGAGTAAATCTCTAAAACTATACTTAAACTCTTTTGCAAATATGAAGGCTACACAAGAGGAGATTCAAATGTATGTACATATGGATCTAGAGAAAGTGGTTAGGGGTAGTATTAATGTATTATTTTATAGGTATAACGATTTTAATTCACTTTATCCTATTTATGATACTGCTGCAATTACAAAAGAGATGAATATGATGCTATCACGTCCTTTCGCATTCTACCTTTTAGACCATGGGGATGTTGCAGAGCCTAGCAGAGGAGGTTTTCCTGTCTTCAAAACAAAAGAGTACACTACACAGGCGTCGAGAGTTTTTATATTCGAAGGCTTGAGAAGTAATTGCAAGGTAACAAAGCAGCCTGATTCAGGGGATGCAGTAATAACAATCTCCGGCGATGCATATCCTACACCGGAAGAAATGGTACGTTTCCTTATTAATATGCGTACTGAAAATCATTTTCACGAGGAGATCTCAGAGAGAATAATGCATGAGTTAGTTACTATGTTTGATCCAAAAGAGGTACTCATTCAGCTTAACTATGCAAGACGGGGTGGTATCGATATTAATCCTATTCGGCATTACAGAAAAAATGCAACCCTTACTGACGACTCTGTTTATATAGATAAACATTGGTTTAGAACGGCTAGGCAATAGGATGTTAGTAGATATACATGTTCATTTAGGGTCTATTCCTGGAAAGAATGGAGTGTTATATAAGTTTGTTTCCCCTAAAGAAGTGTTCGAGTATGCTTTGCATGAGGATCTAACTCACATAGGCGTCATGTATATACCTGCTGAACTAGAGTTACTTATGGAAGTCTTTGAACTATGCGGTTCTAAGATAAAAGTGTTTCCTATTCAATGGATTCAGGACTACGAGGTAGATGAGATTAATGATTTTGATTTTGGTATAAAGCTTCATACTTTAAGAGGCAAACAATCTCTTGATTCTATTGCAGATAAGGTGCTGATAAAGTTTTTAAAAACTATACCAGGTAATACTAAAGTATTTATTCACACTCAGAGTGGCTCATTAAGTAGTAAGCATTGTATGGCGCAATTCCTTGGGCTATTTAAGAAGTTTCCTTTGTTAACTTGGGTGCTCTGTCACGCAGGAGGAGCTACTAACAATAATACTTATTATATGAACAGATACGCAGAGCATTTAACATCAGCTCAGAAGAGAGATTATGATCTAATGGCGCTACCTGTTGATGCTAACATTTATATAGCCGCTCTTTTAGCAAAGAGATTTCCAAATGTGTACTTAGATACATCAATACTATTCTATTCTTTCTATAAATACAGACATTTATATGAAGTTGAACATAAACTTTTATGGGCATGTGATTTTCCTTTCTTCACTAAACTAACATCACCTGTTCGGCAACTTAAAAATTACATTCGGGGATGTGGAGTAACTGAAGAGAGGGCTCAGAAGGTGATAACTAATACAGTTAACTTTCTTGAAGGGAAACCAGCTGAGCCTTCCCTGAAAATTCTATTTATGTCCTCGGGCTCGGGAGAGACTGTTACTTATCTCCATAAATTTAATCATGAACATAATTTAAAAAACACAGATATTATAGGAATTGTTACTGATAGAGAGTGTAAAGCGGATAAGATTTTAAAAAGAGTTATACCAAAGTATAAGGTAGATGTTAAAAATTGGGGAGCTTACGAGGAATTGTTATTAGAACTTAAACCTGATGTTATTATACTATCAGGTTTTATGCGTATAGTGCCCGATTCTATATGTACTAAATATTTAGTACTAAATTTACATCCGGGAGATCCAGATTTCTTTCCTGGATTAGATCCTCAGGAGCAGGCTGTAATGTCAGGAGCGACTCACACTGCTAACACAATTCATATAGTTACATCTGATTTAGATCAAGGACCGATTATACTAAAACAGTACGAAGGTATTCGGGAAGATGATGATACATATGCACTTGCTGCTAGGTTAAAAGCAAAATCTATGGAGATGTGGAAGTACGTAATTAGAGAGCGTCTTTGGGAGACTGTTGTTGATTAACATGCTTTGAAGGTAGAAATATATGTACGACTCAACACTAAAACTAGTACAGCAGTTAAATTCTCTCAAAGGTGGAATTATTCTCTCTCCGCATTTTTTTAGATCTTTTGTTTGCCCCGCTGGTTGCGGCGCCTGCTGCTCTTCAAATATATCTGTTGACTTCTATGAAGGTACGGAGAGGTTTAAGAAATTTAAAAAGATCTATCCAGAGGAGTTAAAAATATTTGAAAAAGTATTGTACAAAGGAATAACAATCTGGAGACTTACACAGGAAAATAACACTACAAAATTCTGTCATTTTATTAATGCTGCAGACGGCAGGTGCAAGATACATAAATGCAATGGATTATCCTGTGCTGTTGAGCCTATTAAGTTCTGGAAGAGAGGAAAGTCTTTGTTTCTATTGATAAAGGAATTTGGGAGAGGTTGGGCAATGAGAAGAATAGATGGGCATAAAGGCGCTGCATGTATGGTTAAGCCTTTCGAATATAAGTACCTCCTTAGTAATATAGCTATACTTCAAGAATTACAGGAATTATCAGAAATGCTTAATATCATAACTCCTTTACCGAAACTGTTATTATATTTAAACGAACACTTAAATCAATATGAAAAGGGTATCATACCTGCATTTCCAAGAACATTTAAGTAAAGGAGAATACGATGGCAATACAAATTAATATTGATAAACTACAAACTTACTTTAAAGGCGGTGGGTATGGACCTAAAATAACTGCTTTCAACCCAAACAAAACAGTTCGTATAGACAGGCAGAATATAGAGTATTTGAATAATGGAAATGCAGAAGTATTTGCCATAGTTGTATCCTTCGATGAGGAGCAGCAATTATTAGTTATATCGAAAGCAGATGAAAAATATAGATTATCTTATAATGTTGGTGCTACAGGTGTTGTATCTATGTCCGGTGCGTTGAATCAGTTTGGAATTAATGTATCTGAGGAAGAAATAGACCTCTATGAGACTGAAACTGATATTGTTGAAGGGTTAGGAAGCTGTGTAATTATTCATATGAGTAAGAAGCTATAGAAGACGTTATTTTAATAAAGGGAGAATATAAAATGAGTATACAAAATGCAATTATATCAACAACAAATCATTTAGGTTTAAGCGACGAGGGAGACTTATACATGTGCCTTGCTTGGCTATGCCTAGAGGATGAGAACTACAAAGGCTTTTTTAAAATGAGAGCTGCAGAAGGTAAATTTGTTATGCTTGATAATGGATGTAATGAAAATAAGCAAGTAACAAACCAAGAATTAGCAGACCTTGCCGTCTCTATGGGATTATCTGAAATAGTGCTGCCAGATACTTTTAGGGATATAGAAGATACAAATAGAAAGTTAAAAGATTTTATTATGTCTCCTAATTATGCTTACACTCAAAAGCACAATATAAAGTCAATGGCTGTAGTGCAAGGGTCAACTTTACTTGAAGCAGTAGACCATTTTGAATTCCTGTTAAACTTAGAAGAGATTGATACAATAGGATTAGGGTTTGATAACTACTTTACTATCGATTATCCTAATAAGACGCAAGGTGGAACTATTACGAGATTGTTACTAACACAGGCACTTGAGGAGAAGTTTGGGAATCAGATTCCTGGAGATAAGGTACACTTACTTGGATTATTTAATCCTATAGAGTTAAAGTATCAAAAGCAGTACCCTTGGATCAGATCGAATGATAGTAGTTCTCCTATTCTATGCGGAGAGCATCTTCTAGAGTTCGACGAAGAAACAGGTATTGATGTAAAACCAGCGCAGTTCTTATCTTTCAAAGCACAGTTATCTAGAGAGTCTATTAATATGGCTATAGATAACATTAAGATATTAAAAAGCTGGAGTAAGTAAGATGATACGGTAGCACCGTACTGATGTGAGGGCAAGACGGGTAAGCCTCATTAAGAACAATAAAAAATCCCGTCCAGTAAGTTAGTAACATGAGATGCTTATATGGAGCTACTGAATGGTGTGGTAAGCTTTATCATTATAAAGTTACAGTTCGTAAGTTAGGAGCAAAGCATGACAATTGAATTATCAACATCTTGGGTAGTTGTAGTATTTGTAATTATAGTACTACTTGCAATAATTGTAGATAGAGCAGATACTAAGAAGCACAAGAAGCGGGTGGATGCTATTAATGGCCAGTTTGAAAAGATGAATGAGCTTCAGGCAATAATAAAGAGTAATATGGATAAGAAGGATAAGAAGAAATCTACTACATACAGGTGTAAGAATTGCGGGTATGAAGGTTATGCATACGGTGCAGCTACAAGCGCTGGTGTGTCCGCACCTTGGTGTCCTACTTGCAAGAAAAATAATTCGTTAGAGGAGATTTAGTATGGCAGAAGGGGATGGGGTTAAAGCAAAAAGTCATCATGATAGACGGCTAACACAGAACAGAACAGATACATCGTCTCGCTCAAGAGTCAAAGGATTTAGCTTAGAGTATTTAAAGGAAAGAATGAAGAGATGCCCAGAGTGCGGAGCTAAAGCACACTTCAGAGGCGATTCATACTTCTGCGAGGAAGCGGATGAGATATGCGGTTTTGTAAAGCATAAAAATTCTATAACTGACGGAGATATACTTAAAGCAGGTATGAAACCGTGATAATATCTTTTGACCCAAATAAAGTAATGTGCGAGTTTTTCGGATTTCACGCCTTCGACGAGCCTAAAGTAAATCAGGCAAAGACTTATCTTAAGGGTAAGCCTATCGTAGAGAAGACCTGTAAACACTGTCATAAAATAAAACGAAAGAGAACCTTAGTTTGGTTCTGGTGGTAATATGAAACACTGGATAATAACAATTATAGTAGCAGTAGTAATCAGTATATGTATGCATGTCTACAAAATTCAGCTTAAGTTCTCTATCCTAAAAGAAACAGAGCCTGTAGTAGAGATGTGGTTAGGTCAAGGTACTTAATGTCGAAGCTTATTGTAATAAATAATTGCGGTGAGTGTCCTAAACGGGATGAAGTTATATATAATAGGAAGATTACCTATTGCAGTTTGCTTTATAGTGCATGTGATTTCATAAAAGATGATCATGTAGCAGTTATAGCAGTAAAAGATTTTGATAAATTGAAGCCAGAATGTCCATTAGTTGATCAAGGGAGATAAGATGAAGAGAGTAACATGTAATACATTTACTGCGACAAGTACACACGTTATAGGTCCAAGTATGAAAGAAGCTTTGGATAAAGCAGGATTACTTATAGAGGTTAAGGATAAAGATGGTAATGAGTTTCTTACTATTGATGAAGGTCAATTAAGTAAGCTGGGTAAGAAGGGATGAAGCTGGTTACAGACTACGAAGTAGAAGGTTGCTGGGGTAGCATAGATCTTGAACGTAAATCCAAATGTAGAAAATGCGGTGCTGTTGAAGAGCTTGTTCCTAAAGAAGGGCATTTTAATTCTAAGTACTGGCCATTACAGCAGGCGGATGGATTATTCTTACTATGCTGTCCAGAGGGCTGCAATGTAGATAGTGCAGTTAAGGCAGGTGCTTACTTCATGCGTATATCTGAATTCTGCGTAAAGGGTAGTACTTCCGGTAAGTATACCTTAGATTTTTCAAAAATTAGAGATGCTTGGGTTGATAGAACAGGTAAACTTATTCCTGTTCTTATACAAGGGCATAGTAACTATTGTATAAGTATTGGCAAGGATGAGAATATAATTGAAAACTTAGGTTGGGTAAAGATATCAGATCTATCCCCCTTAATGCTCGCACAGCATTTAAGAGTTACTCCTAAACAGAAAGTTACTGTGCAAGAGTTGTTTATGTTTCATAAAATAAGAATACCGGGTAAGTATCTTTAGTAAAGTAGTTAGTATTATTGATAGAGAATTTACACATCCTCACAGAGAATGGGAATTTTATCTAGATTTAGCTAAGAAGAAGAAAGAGGTGATAAAGGTGAGGGCAAAGGTAATAAGTCTATTGCATGCTAATAGACAAGATATAGTTATAAAGGCAATAACACATACAGAAAGTTTTACAGAAGCGAATAAAGGATTTGCACATGAAAAAGATAATACTGCACATAGCAATTAGACTAACGTACCTGAGTATCGGATATCAGTTAGCTCTACTTGTAGATTTAATGCGTTATAAATAAAGGAGGAAGAGATGTTAATAGCAGAAGGAGTAGAAAGTAGTAACATATTCAAAATTGGATATGTAAAAGATAATAAAGAATTAAGAGTTATGTTTACCGATCAGACCACATATAGTTTTAAAGGTGTTCCTGAGGAGCAGTATCTTGCTTTTATTAGTGCGCCTTCTGTAGGTAAGTATTTTCATGCTTACATACGAAATAGTTTTGAGGGTAAGAAGATATTAGGTTTTATTGAGGATTGCATAGTACTACTAAGCGGTGGTGCAGATAGTACTACTTTACTTTATTCTGCATTAAACGAGTTCCGTTTTCCATTAGTTGTATCTTTTGATTATGGACAGAAGCATGTGAGAGAATTAGGTATGGCTGAAAAGACTTGTAAAGAATTAGGGCTAAGGCACAAAATACTTCACATAGATTTAAATCAGATAGGTGGATCACCTTTAACAGATAATTCATTAGAAGTACCTGATCAAGTAGCAGACGCACAGAGATCAACAGTTGTTCCATATAGGAATATGCTGCATATTACAATGGCAGTAGCATTAGGCGAGGTAGAAGGTATTACTGATGAGAACGAGGATCTATCTATTTATCACGGTGCTTGCCTAGAAGACTTTGAAAACTACAGAGATTGCAGAGGTGTATTTTTCAAAGCATTATCAGAAGCTCTTTCATTCGGAGGAACTGCAGAGACTTGTAGTGTAGAGATTAAGGCTCCTTTCTTAAAAATGAACAAGAAGCAGATTATTGAGAAAGGAATGCATCTACAAGTTCCTTACCAGAATACATATACTTGCTACAAAGGCGAATCAGTTGCGTGCGGTAAATGCGATGCCTGTGTTGAGAGAACAGCTGCATTTAAAGAATTAAAGCTTATAGATCCAATTACTTACGCCTCTTAAAACTTAGAAGATTAGTATACTCAAAAAGGGGTGCTTAGGCACCTCTTTTTTTTATGTATTCCTTGTTATATAATATACAATGAGATTAACAATAAAAGATACGCTAGCTACTGTTTCGATAGATTTATCTAACATAACAACCTTTGAAGTTAGAGCTAAAAACTCGTACTATGCAGCACACCCTTCAGAAGAGATGATGTGTAGTATTACACATTCAACAGATAAGCTAGAGGGACTCATGTGTACTATTGAAAGCGGGCATTCCTCTTATACACACGCTTTTAGTACAGGACCGGAGGCACCTGTAATAGCTTGTACACGTACAGAGGTACTACTGCCGCCTTGCATAATTAGAAGTCTTAATACATACCTAAACATACAGCGAACGGGTATTGGTAAAGAAGCAAATCAGGCCTCTTGCACATTCTGTAGCAACTATTTAGTCTGTGTTAAGAGAGATGAGAAGGTATTTATAGTATGACTATATCAAAGGGATTAGTACTTAGAGGACCGTTTTTTGAAGATATAGCTTTGAATAGTATTGCACAGCTTACTATCAGTAATACCCTGCAGACAGTTGAGAGCTTACGTAACACTACTGAAAAGCTGCTGTGCGAAATAGCTGTTATGGTAGGTATCGGTAACGCAGCAACTGCATTAAATACGAGGCAAATATACGCAGACTGTATAATACACAACTATGGAACAAGTCCTGCGGAGCTTGCCTCCGTCAGACGCATTACGCTGAGAATACCTTCCTGTATAGTAGAGAATATTGAAAATTATCTACGGTGGAAATATAATGCTGACGGTTGCGAAGTAGTACATTGCGGAGAACTACAGTGTACTTTTTGTAATAATTATCTAGAGTGCGTAAAGAAGGGAATTGAGGTTTCTATATGTTCCTAAGAATTAAAAGACAGCATTCTAAGAATTACGAAGCTTGTTTTACTAAGTATGCTATAACATCGGTGATTGTTAGGGAGAATAAAGTTTACCTTGACATAATAGGTTTTGAAGACAGCCTCGGATTTGAGTTTCCCTGCTTTGAAATGGCAAACAGCGCGTGTAATAATATAATTGACAATCTCAGCACTAAGAATGTTATTATGCATATTCCTGAAAAGGAGACGTTTAAGTGTAAGAATGAAGAGTGCAGCTGGTATTTGAACTGTAAATACGGAATGAATATTAACCCTACTGCAATTAGTGCGCAAATGTTCTCACCTAATGCTGGAATGTTATCTGTAACACCTAATTTGTATGAGGGATATCTTAGTGGTTCAAGATCAAATCCTCCTAAAGTTAATGTTATGTAATATAGATATAAATAAGGAGTTGTTGAAAATGGAAAGAGGAACAGTTTACAATATTACACACACAGATTTGGATGGCTGTACATCGGCTATAGTAGTTAAAGCAGCATTTGAAGAAGCATTCAACGTAGTTATTGAACAAGCAGGATACAATAATATACAAAAGAGTATTGAGAAAAAGATTGCTTTGCTTAAAGAAGCAGAAATGGTATTCTTTACTGATATTTGTCCGCCTGTAGAATCTATTACCTTAATGAAAGAGAATAATGTATCTTTCATGGTGTTTGATCACCACGATTCAGCAAAGGACTTACATGACGGAGAATCTATTTTCATTGAACCGGAGCATTGTGGAGCGTATAATACATTTGTTCATTTAAAAGAGTACTTAGACCCTGAAGTGATTGAAAAGTTATCTCCTTTGATTGAGATAACTGAAGTGTTTGACATGCACATTCTTGACAGTCCTATTTGGGATAAGGCAGATGATTACGGATTATATTTTGGATTTGTGGGATTTAAAAAATTCTTAGTCAATCCTTTGATCAACGAAGAAATACTCGAGTTGTTAAAAGCACAAAGGCTTCGCTACCTTAAAAGAACTCCTTACATTTCTCAGAAGTATAAAGCAGGAAGATTTAAGCTAGGTGTAATTTTTACAGCTGAGTTTATCGGAGACTACGCAGGTATTCTATTGAGAGATAATGATGTTGCTATTGTTGTTAATCCAAATAGAAAAGCTGTTAGTTTAAGAGCAGTAAACGACGGTATACATTTAGGCGAATTAGCCGGCACGTTTGCGTGTGGCGGTGGACACCCTAGAGCAGCAGGTATAAGCTATGATGATATCTTAGGATTTAATGCTATTTTAGCTGATCTTATTAATCTTATTAAGGAGATGTAAAACATGCAGGAACTAGAGAAAAACATACTTAGACATAAAGATTTATACTATAAGGGTACTCCAGAGATAACAGATAATGAATTTGATCTCTTAATGGAGCAGTTACCTGAAGATTCAGAATTAAAGCATATGGTTGGATATAGGGTATTAGATAGAGATAAAGTACAGCATAGTATTCCAATGGGCTCTTTAAACAAAATAAAGACATTAGAAGAACTGCAGGAGTGGATGATAGGTAGAGAAGGGCATACAATCTTTGCTATGCCGAAATATGATGGCGGATCTGTTTATTTTAAAGTGTTTAAAGGAGAACTTGTTCAAGCAATTACAAGAGGGGATGGGGAATTTGGTGTTGATTGCACCCTTAAGCTTCAAAAAGCAGTATCTAAGAATCCATTTTTTAAAGATAAAACTATTGAAACAAGAGGTGAAGTAGTTGTATCAAATATTGACTGGGAAGTATTACGTAAAATGCCAGGTTACAAAGCGCAGAGGAATTCAGCAAGCGGTATTTTAAACAGTAGTTTTATGGAAGGCAATAATCCATTATACGACCTACTAACTATTAAACCTTTCTATCACGAGACAGAAGGTCTTCCAGACACAGATTTCTTTACCAGCTTTGGTAACGTAAAAGCAGAAGAGATATTTGAATTATTACCTTCTGTATTTGAGAACGCTAACGGAATGCTATTAGCTGATGGAGTTGTATTAGTTGATAAAGATGATACTCTTGTTTATGATAAGAATATGTACCCGTCAAATCAAATTGCTGTTAAGTTTAAAGATGAAGAGGCTACTGCAACTATCAAAGAGATTGAATGGGAAGTTTCCAGGCACGGTAAGCTAGCGCCAGTTGTAGTATTTACAGAAGCAATATTTCTTGACGGGGCTGAGATAAATAGAGCTACTGCTCATAATGCTTCAATGCTTGCTACTAAAGGTATAGGACCTGGAGCTGAAGTTACAGTTGTCCGATCAGGTAAAGTTATTCCCTACATTCAGGATGTAACAAAACCTATTGCAGATGTTCCATTACCTAACTTATGTCCTTCGTGTAAGGCCGAAACTATTGTTGAAGGTGTAGAGCTAATGTGCTCCAACAAGACTTGCTTCGCTCGGATCTTGAAGTATAATGCATTCTTTTTTGAAAGCCTGGGGGTAGAAGGATTTAGTGCTTCTACTTTCGAGCAGTTATACTATGCAGGGTTTGAAGATATTATAGATTATTTTGAATTTGATACACTGCAACTTGCCTTAGAGATACTACCGGGATGGCAAGATAAGAAGATTGCTAAACTAATCGGTGAGTTGAAGAAAGCGAAGAAGCCAACAGAAGCTAAGTTTTTAAAAGCTCTTGGTATTAAAGGTATAGGAGAATCACTTTGGAAGACAATACTTGCAGAAATACCTTTTAATCAGCTACTTCCAGCCTTGGGTACTCAAAGTCTGCTTCAAGTTAAACTTCGTAACGTTGAGGGTATATCAGTCGGCAGAGCAGAAACTATTGAAAACGAGCTTGATAATCTCAGCGACTTAATAAATAATCTGTTAATTGCAATAACACCTAAGGCAGAAGTGTTTAAGATAAGTGAGATGCTTGCAGGGTTTACAGTATGCATTACAGGTAAAACATACCAGTACGCAAGGGATAAATTTATTAAGCTTATCAAAGAGTACGGAGGAAAACACTCTACTACTAAATTCGATGTACTAATTACTAATACACAAGATAAGACAGCAAAGCGTACAAAGGCGGAAGAGATTGGCGCATTGATAGTAACTGAGGAAGAGTTCTTCAACGTATTTAATGGACTGTCTGAGGATGCCAATAAAGAATATATAATGGACTTGTTAAGTAATGGCATATAAATACAGCAAAGATAATTGCAGCGGACACTACTATTATGAAATATACGCTGGCGCACTAAGGAGTGATAAAAATACTGGCTGGGGTAGAATTGAATATGTTGCTATATGTCCCAAATGCGGTACTGTGCTAAGGCACCAACAGGCTTCAAATATGCTACAGCTTCAAAGACTTGCGGAAGTAACTCCCTCGGCGGAGGCAAGAGAAGAATATAGTAAACTATACCCTAAAAACTTTGATGTAATATCAGTAGGTAGAAAGAGGAGATAAATAATGATTAAGGTAGAGACACATCAGAATTATATTAATAAAGTAACAATGGATGAAAATCTTCAAGAAAGATGGGCAGCTAGAATAGGTCATTTAGTACTGTCAAAAGATATTACTATCCCTAAGTTAGATCTGTGGAGTAAGAGAGCTAATAAGAATACAACACTACATGCATTGAATGAATCAGATATTATATTTCTAGGTACAGAGTTTAAAGATAAGTTCTATTGGATACCTAGAATGGGTGATCTAATCGACATGATCCAAGACGTAACAGGTGTCAGTATTGTAGATATATTCGACAGACTGAACGCTAAACTAAAAGGTATGGCTACAGGCGAAGGGAAATCGGAAGTATCCAAGACTGTTGAGGAGCACCTATACGACACTTTAGAACTTTATTTACCCTAGAACTTTAAAGGAAAGAAAATGTTATACTAGTAAATTAGAACGGGGAGGTCTCTGTGTCAGAGAAAGTAAAATGTCCGATTTGTGGTGTAGAGAAGCAGAATCTTGGGTGGCATATACGCTCCGCTCATAATTTAACAAAAGCAGAATTCCAAACATTATACCCTGGAGTATTCCTGATATCTAAGAAAGCTCGGACTAGAATGAGTACTTCTGCTAAGAAGCAGTGGGAAGAGAACTACTTTGTTAAGAAGAGTTCCATACACAGTATTCAAGCTAGGCAAAAAGGCAAGGAGAATAGAGGAAAAAGCGCTTTGACAATGGAGGGCAGGTTTAAAAAGGGAAGGATTCTAAATAGTGTTTAAAGAAGCGTTGATGAAAGCTATTGATAAGAAGGGGATTACGTTAGAACAATATTACGATAAAATATATAAACCAGGAACACCGAGTAGTAGAGTACATATGTTTTTTAAAGTTGAAGCAATCCTTAAGAGTAAGTACATGTGGTCAAGACCTGATTTCATGTTTCAAGATATATTAAAAAAGGTATCCGAAGTGTTACCATTATACTATAAAAGTAATTATGCTTTAGAAAAGCAGTACGATAAAATAACAAAGATACCTGGAAAGCTTGATCTATTCTACTATCTATTTAATTGGCTGCTAAGATTACATGAAGAAGTTTCTCAGGAAGGGGAGTAATAAATGCGCATTTTTTTAGGAAATTTGATTGAGGATGATAAGAGTTGGGATTTTATAAATAGAGTTGGTAAGGATGAGGTAAAAGCGATTGTATACGGAGAATCAAAGATAACAAAGTTCGACGTTTATACAAAAGTAAAGGATCTATCGTCCCTTAAGAAATGTACTGATGAACGCCTTACCTTCTACGGAGACTTCTCTATACTTACAGATAAAGATTTAGATATTATAGAAAAATTAACTGCACTTGTATCTATACGGATAGTAGATATAATGGCAGTATACCCTAAATCATTTATGCTGCATCCGACACTGTATAAAATGTACCTTACAAAGGAGATAAATGAGGACCTACATACTAAACAAACCAGAGTAACTCAGAGAGCTACTATAGTTGAACAGCCTTTGCAATTTGATTACAATTTCATCGGTCCTGTAACTAAGAGTTTAGATAAAGGAATTCTAATTATAGGAATGAATTCGGGATACATGGAAGCACTAGAGGAAGCAATACAGCAAATTGCTACAGTTAACGAGACTAAAACATTAGAGATATTCCTTCATAATCCAGATGTGACAAAAGAAGAAATGGGGCTCTTGAAAGGACTTTTTAGAGCTGCAGGTATTAGATATATGGTAGTAGATATTACAAACCATGAGTACATCGCAGATATCTTTACAAGTTCTTTTATTACACTAGATTTAAAAGGTCTATTTATGTATAAAGCCGCTTGTTTCTATTATAGAAGTCTTTATAACAATAATTTTGGATGCTTAAACTTAGATAACTTAGTTACACTATGGAAGTACACCTACTTTAAAATGGAAGCTGTTAATACCCAGCATAAAGAGTATGCGAAGATTTACCTCGCAGGAACTGCAAAAGGAAATGTGTAATGACGAACGGTAGAACCAAGGGAAGTGAGTTTGAGAGAAAATTATCCAAGCTCTTCTCTGAGTGGTCCGGTCTAACATTACGTAGAACACCTCTCTCAGGAGGCTTTGCAAAAGAAGGAAATGCCTTTACAGGGGATATTACAACAGTAAACAAAGAAGATTTCTTTCCTTTCGGAATTGAAGCTAAAAAGCAAGAGGGGTGGATTCTAGATAATTTATTTAATAAAAAAAATATTATCTTTAATTGGTGGAAACAGTGCTCAGATGATTGCAAGGGTAAGAAGCTCTATCCTATATTAGTATTCTCTAGAAATAGAGCACCTATTTACTTTATGACTACTGTAGATATTATACTTGAAGAGTTTACTAAGTTTGATATAGATTTCTTCGAGCTTGAACATATGCTGTACAATAATAAATTCTACATTGGCAAGCTAGACGATTTTCTAGGAAGCTTAGATTTTCAAAGTATTAAGACTATGGAGTATACACATGAAGCCTAGGGTATTATTCGACCCAGACGCTTTTTACAATGCAGTATTGTTATGCAGAGATGAACCTTCCGAGGGATATGATTTAGTTTATACTTTATCTCGTCCTGTAATGGAATGGCTTTACTTCTCGAAGTACCTAAGTGGTGAAGATCATATGGAAGATTTATTCTCAGAGGCGCATATTGCTATCTACAAAGAGTTCATATTAAAAGAAAGAGATATGGATGGTATAAAGAGTATGTTTAATTTCATTGCCACTGTTATTGAAAGAGCTTTCGGTGAGTATCTAAATATTCAGAAGAAGCACAATCTAAGCACTATTAATACAGTAGAACTAGAAGGATTATGGAAAGCACGCTATAGACCGAAAAGATATACAGTTAACGAGTTACTACTTATATATAACAGAGCATTAAAAAATGTAAGATTTAAAAACAAAGAATTGCTAGTTTGTAAATATTTACTATTCCTGCAGATATTCGATAGAAGAAGGTTAGAATTCAAGTTGCCTGAAATAGTAACGCATCCGAATAATGACTTTTTTAAAAACTATGTTAAGGTATTGCAGTACCACACGATTCAGATTCTAATCAAGGAGGAAGTTATATGCCACGCGAAATTTTAAGCTTACCAATAAAAGAGCTTATTCTCTACAGTTTATCCCAAAGATCTTTATTGCTAGAGTTGTTCACAATATTAGGAACACAATCAACATTAAAGATAATTTCTTATTTCGGAGGAACAGAAATAAAATTACCTACGAAATACGAGATTCAAAAACAGATTAAAGAAGTTTTAATATACAAAATGTATAAAGAAAAAAAATCAATCATATCTATTGCAACTCATTTTAAGATGAATGAGGAAGATGTGCAGAATTGCATTAAGAAAGTAGAGGTTCTTGCACAGAAGATTGAACTAGAAAAGACTAAGGCAGGCACTGAGGATATGTCGAAGAAAGAATTAGAAGATTTTATACTTTCTCTAGAAGGGGAAGATTACGAAGATTATGAACACCATACAGATAATACAATTGAAGAATTTGAAGGAACAATGTAATGAGAAATTATACCTTAGATGATAGAACACAGTCTTATGAAGAGACAATTCCTAAGGAGTATTCTTTGGAAGAAGTGTCTGAAAGTTTAGTTCCTGATACTTCTACTTTTAGTGAAGACGATAAGCTCTTAATATCTTTTGCGTTGGATAGAAGAGATATGTCTCCTGATGCAGTACCGCAGGTTAATACTTTTAAGAGAGTAAGTGTATTCAAAGAGGGATTAAAACTTGCACAAGTGAAGACAATAGCTACTCTCATGGAAAGGCTAGATGTATTTGAAACGGAGATGCTAAAAAGAGTTAAGATAGGTGGTGCTGCTGTTTCAGATAAAGATCTTATTCAGATGTATAAACAGCTACAGGATAATTTAAAACTTCAATTGGAAGGATTAAACGATGCTGTTAAGGGTAACCTTCTTAATCCAAATGGTGTTGCTATCAGCCAAACTAATATTAATCAGACTAATATTTCTCAGAATAATGACGCCTCTCATATGCAAGTGTCAGAAGATATTCAGGGAATTGTAAAAGATCGAACTAAGAGAAGACGTGTAATTACACTATTCGAAAATATACTAGAGCAATCAAGGGAATAATGCTTAACCTAGAACAAGAGGCCTTTAAGAAAGCACTTACAGAAATGATTCCAGATGTTGATATTGATTTACTTGACACTCTCGAAGAAGATGAAATATTTGCTATTAAGAGTATGATGCAGGAAATGCATAAGGGCGGCGAATCACTTTTATATAAAAATTTAAAAGATCTAGACTGGAGAGAAACTCCGGTTGATCCAGAGACTTTTCTTATGGATCCATATTATATGGGCACGATGGGCAAATCCCTTTATCCTAAGCTACGAGAGCACTTCATAAACATATTTTCTAGAAGTGATATAGTAGAGATAATCTTAACAGGATCTATTGGGTACGGAAAGGATTACCTATCTACAATTATATTAAGTAGAATGTTATATGAAATATCTTGTTTAAATAACCCACATGCTTTTCTAGGTATCGCTGAGAATACTCCTATTGTTATGTCAATATTAAATGTTACAGGAGCTAAATCATCTGAGTACTTTGATAATATGAAAGCCTTAGTTGATACCAGTGCCTATTTTACAAAAACATTCCCTAGAAATACTAGAGTAAATACAGAGCTCAGGTTTCCAAACAGAATTACATTTATGAACGCTGGTTCAACTGAACTAGGTGCAATAGGGTCTAACGTATTATGTTGTGTAATGAACGAGCTGAACTTTATGCAGAAGAGTAAAACATCTGCTAGAAAAAGAGCAGGTGAAGAAGAATACGATAGAGCTCTTGAATTATACGATAATATTATGAACAGATTAAAATCAAGATTTATGTTTGCTGGTAAGGCTTTAGGTAAAGTACTGCTAATATCCTCAAGGGCTGACCCAGATACTTTCTTAGAGAAGCATATTTTATCTAAGGAAGACGACCCTACTGCATATATAATAGACCATAAAACTTGGGATGTTAAAGACGCCTCAGTTTTTGGTAAAAAATGGTTCTATGTATCTCTTGGTGATTCTGTAACTTTGCCTACGGTTACACAACCGGAGGATGCAGAAGAATGGTCAGAGAAGTGGGAGGCTGAGCAAGCTACTATTGATAAGCCTAGAGATGAGACTATTCTAAAAGTACCTCATATCTACTTAGATTCTTTTACGAAAAATATTTACTCTGCTTTGAGGGATATTGCAGGTAAGGCGACTAGGAGTTTAAATACTTTCATCATTAATAGAGATAAGCTAGCTAAAGCATTTAATGTTATACCTAATCCAGATCCTATTGTGCAACATAATGAATCTATGCTGAAAGCTGTGAAGAAATCTTGTCTTACTAAACTAACTACTAACTTTCATGACGGGTTTAAAGTAAACAAAAAATTACTTCTATCAGCCTTTGCAGAAGTACCAAGATTTGTGCATATTGATCTAGCTTTAAAAGGTGGAATCGGTGGTGATAGTGCAGGTTTTGCGATGGGGTGCTTTGCGGGATATAAAACTATTACAAGAATGACTGATGATGGAATGGTGGAAGAGCAGATTCCTAAGGTGCATGTAGATTTTACATTTGAGATACATGTTAATCCCCATACTCATGAGATCAACTTTTCAGATATAAGGCAGTTCATATATGCCTTAACCAAAATGGGTATTATAATTAAGTTTATAACACTTGATTCATTTCAATCAGCTGACTTTAGACAACTACTTGAAGCAAAAGGGTATAATGTAGATCTTTTCTCACTTGATAGAACACCTGAAGGTCCCAATATTTTTAAAAATTTTATACTAGAGGAAGTAATTGATATTCCATATCATAAAAAAGCGTATGAGGAAGCGATGCACTTAGTTAGAGACTCTAAGACAGGTAAGGTGGACCATCTACCTAACAAGTCAAAAGACATATGCGATGCTCTTGCAGGGGTTTGTAAATTAATTATGGATAATTACAAATCTAATCCTATTCTAATATCTCCAGAAGTGTCTGATGAGCTAATTAAAGTTGAGACTACGGATACAAAATTCCAAGAGCCTGAATTTTATGTTAATGATGCTGATCTAAGTGAAACAGATAGATTCGAAAAAGCTATCTTTTTAGGATAGCTTAACTCTATATTTCTTAAGTACCTTTGATTTACCTAGATCACTTGGAGTAGTATTCATTGGATGAATACCTGGAGAGATATCAATCCCTTCAGAAGCAAACCCAGTAGTATTCAGTTCTGTGCAGTAGAAACGGTTTGGATCATTATGCTTAGGTTTCTTTCTACGAATACCTGTCCAGCCAAACAATATTCCTACCCATACTTGAAAGAAGGGTTTTAAATCATACTTACATTTCTTATCCGCCTTATCTTGATGCCAAACAGTTATCTTATCTATAGTTGCTTCTAGTATGCCTCTGCCGTCTGAGTATTCATATCTGCCGATAACAATATAAGGAAGCCATTTAGGATTAAGAGCTTTCTCAACTACACCGGCTTGTATATGACTTTCTATGATTCTCATAAGGCCTTTATAGTAGGAGCCGTGAGAAAAGTATCCGTCACTAAAGAACGCTATTGCGTGCCCTAGCCAGTCCCCTTTTAAAGGTGGGTATAGTAACTCATCTCCTTTTTTTAAGTCTGTCTCTGGTAGTTTATTGTATTTACTTTTTCTCATCCTACTGCCTCCTTAGTCTTCTTTAATTGCTATTTTGTCTTTCAAAACACGCATAAAACTTAGGAACATTTCTTCTTCTAGATTTTTTGAATGTTCTCTAATTAATAGGTTTGCTGTACCATTACCAATAATTTTATTCATATTACAAACAAAATTTCTTATCTTAGTTTCGAATCCTTCGAGTGTATCATTTTCAGTCTCTTCCCAAAGCTCTATAGTCATTGGTTTTAATTTGCCTGTTAATGATCCCCCTGTTCCATGATTCATATTTCTATCTTCGTTTATTTTATCGTAGGCAATAGCTATTGCCACATCTGGATCAGCTGCAATCTCATCATGACGACATTTTGCAACATACATATACACTGCTTTACATATAGTTTTCTTACATATTGCTACTGCGTTTGAAATTAAATCTATTTCATCTATAGAAGCATTGTGACTTTTTAATTTATAGGTTACTAAAGTCTTTTCTATATTAGTAACAATATTAAAAGTTTCTTCCATAGCCTTATCACCTGTTATAATGTGTAATCTTAGTACTTCACTAAGCTTATATATACTGCCTTTAATTCTAAAGTATGTGAGATAATAAGCTAACACCATTATAAGTACAGCTATATAGTTTGCTTGCCAGGGAGTTATGTGTACTTGTAAATCAAGCTTTCCAATATACACAAATACCCCTGTTAATGCTGTTAGTGCCCCTAATAATATTGGTATATTCTTACAAATTTTAATTCCTTCACCGCTCATAAATTCCCCTTTATATTTTTATTTCTTTACTTCCTAAATTTAATTTAATTTTTTTCATTCTATACTCCTTAATATAATTTAACTTCTACAAAATATCCTATAATTACAATAAAGTACCATCCCCATCATTATATAGGTTTAGTATTTCTTGGGCTGATAGAGCATAAGAGTACACACGAAAATCCTCCAAATAACCATAAAAATCATAATATGAAGAGTTAGGATGGTTTAATCCTAGTTGACCATCTGTGGGTGTAACGTCTACAGGTTTAGTTAAGCCTGTGCCACTGTGCCATTCTGAACCATCAATATATATTTTCATAACTCCTGCTGTAACATCTTTCCAAAATACCCAATGATGCCAAGCATTGTAGTAAGAAGGGCTTGTCTTTCCTATAACATCACTACCACCATCCTGACCACAGACCCAATAACTATTTCCATTTGAATATAATGGTTGCCCCATAAATACTATGCCAGTTGAATTGGAAAATGTAAAAGGTCTATCATACGAGTTAGATTTTCTATACATCCAAAAACATACAGCGATACCAGTTGTTCCAGATGCTAGAGAGTATGATGGCATATCTATATACCCTTTATGGAAGTAGTAACTCTTATCTATTTTTCCTGTTGAGTTTACCGTAACTGTTCCTCCAATAGTTCCATCTACAGGGTTAGTACCAGAATCATAAGCAGTTGTTCCACTAGTTTCTTGAAGCTTCCAATGATTAACTGGTGAAGTAACTGTTGGCCATGAAGATGGTATCTCAACACTATTAACCTTAGCTATAGCACTATACGCAAGTCCATCAACTGCAGTAGGAGAAGTAACAGAATTTATTTTTTCAATAACACTCATTATAGTACTACCTCACCATCACCAATTAGAAAACTAATAGCAGTAACTTCAGATATAGTTAACGCTTCATTTATCTGCAGTTCAAATCCATTTATATAGTCTATATTATCTCGAATAATTTTTGTAAGTTCTACTTTCTCAGCAGCACTACTAATTCCTAAAACTACATTAATTTGTTTAAACAGCAGTGGGAATCTAGATTCCATGTATAGCTTTAAATCAGCTATCTTACTATCTTTGGTTTCTTGTAGTGTAGGTTCGTGATAGAACTGTATGCAAATTTCTTCCACTTGAGTATCGCTAATAGTTAAACCTTCTATTACATCTGGAGTCGCTCCTTCAGGAAACCTAGCAATAGTGTGTTTATATGGAAGTAATCCTTTACGCTCCCACATACTTTCTGGTATATCTGTTACTGTAATAATTACTTTTTCTTCTTTTAATTTATAAAATTCTGGCATTATGCTACCTCCACAAATGTGTTATCAGTCTTAAATTTTAGAATTGTAGTACTCTTAGCAGTTCCTATAATTCTGAGTATTGATGTAGATGTTGTTGGTGCTGTTGCAGTAATGGCACCTGATGTTTCACTGACATAATAAAGACTTCCAGCGGTTAATCCTGTAGTTGTAAACTCTCCAAATTCTAAAAAATCACCAGTACTACTTGCTGAGATAGTTTCTGTACACATTAGTAAATCAGTGCTTGCTGTTGCTTCGGCTGACGCATCTGCTTTCCAATACTTACCATCTGATTTTAAATAGCATAAATTTCCACTTACTAGAGACTCACCGGCAGTTTCTGTAACAACAAAACAAGATGTTATTTGATCATCTACATACTTCTTATTAACTATCATCGCATCAGTTGTTGGTGCATCTGAACTAGCGAGTAAAGAAGCTTTAGCTAGAGTGGCTATACCTGTAGTTAATGTGCTAGAACCGTTATTAATATTTCCGAATCCACTTGTTATACTTCCAGAATTTAATGTTCCTACAGTTACCAAATTACTACACGTAGTAATACTTGCTTGAGTAGCTCCAGTAACTGTAGCTGCTGTAGTAGCTGTAGTAGCTGTAGTTGCATTTCCAGAAAATGTAGGAGCTGTTACTGTATTATCAAATACTGTATGCCCATCACCAAAAAATTGTACATGTTTAACTCCATTAGAGCTCTGAAGTTCAAATGCTACGTCAGTAGCATACCTACCAGCCTTGACTTTGAAACCATGACACCTTCCTGATGTTTGTTCGTTATTTATAAAGGTAGCAATCCATTCATTATCAGCTTGTCCATCATTTCTTACAATTACAAATGCACTAGTACTCAAACCAGCGGGTGTATCAGGACCTATCTGTAAATATCCTGGGTCAGAAATAATTATATTTGAACTAAAATTCCCTGTAGTAGCGGAGATGCCTCCTGTAGTTAATGAACTAGAACCGTTATTAATGTTTCCGAATCCACTTGTTATACTTCCTGAGTTTAATGCTCCTACAGTTACCAAATTACTACATGTAGTAATACTTGCTTGAGTAGCTCCTGTAACTGTAGCTGCTGTACCAGATACATTTCCTGTAACATTTCCTACTAAAGCTCCGCCAAAACTGGTAGCTGTTAATCTTCCAGTTGAACTATTGAATGTTAAGTTAGAACCTGTTTTTACAGGTAAATTTCCAGTAGTAGCTGTTACAAAAGCTAAGTAGCAAGAAGTGTCTGATGATTCATCTGCGCAAGTTACATTAGTTGCAATAGAAGCAGTTCCTGTACATGATGCTGATGAACTTGATGTTGGTCTTGATAAAGTTCCAGTTGTTATTGCAGATGCATCTAGACCATTAATTGTACTATCACCATGAGTATGACTATCATTTTCAACAACTGTTGCACCCTGCGTTCCAGTTACATCACCTGCTAAGCTACCAGTAAAGTTAGTAGCTGTGCCAGAAGTAGTAATATAACCATAAGAAGTAATCTTCTCTTTAATAGCTTGAGAAGTCATTAGGGATGTATCATCATCAACGAAAGTAATATTTATATCATTAACTCTAACACCAGAAGCTAAGGCAAGACCTGAAGATGTAAGTGTCATTCTAGATGTAGTACCAGTGTGGAAACTCATTGTTCCTGTAGAATGAGTGTATCTTATCGATCCCTGGTTCGTCATACCAGTGGTGGCTCCATCTGCGAAATAGATAGCTCCGTAATAGCTAGATGTACCTGCACTTAGAATAGTAATACCACGATTACCAGTTATATCCCCTACTATAAGGTCGTTAGCGTTATTATCAAATATGGATGCTGGATATGTGCTATTTATAACTACTTCGCTGGTAAAAGTTTTAGCTCCAGCAAATGTCTGAGTAGATGTTGTAACAATACCAGAAGCAGAAGAAGATGCACTTGGTATAATTGCATCTGATCCTGTATTTGAATTACAAGTAGGGCCCGAAGTACTGCCTGGCGTCCAAGATATGCTAGTTCCTACATTAACTTGAGCACCAGTTGCTATACCATTTAACTTAGTTGCAAAAGCAGTTGTCATATATCCAGTTTGTGAAGCAGATGCTGCTCTAATTGCTATAGCTTTCTGAGCAGCAGATAGATGTAAATAATCTGCAAGGTTTAATCCTGATAAGCTATTGTGTGTAAATGAAGCACTGGTATAAGTTGTGTTGGTAGCATTAAGTGTAGTACCAGACCAAGCAATATTAGTTCCCGCAGTAATTATACCTGAAGGTGTAGTCCATGTCATATCCCCAGTAGCAGCACTCTGAGCTGTGAGTACATATCCATTAACTGGATTATTACTTACTTTTAGGTTTGCTTCATCTACCACATTATTCGCTATAGTTAAAGAAGTGCTTCCAGTAACCTCCCCTGTGTGAGCAGTATGTGAAACAGTCCACGCCCTATTAGCAGCTAAGGTTTGTACACCAGCTGATAGGGTTATACCAGTTCCGCCAGTAATTGTTAATGTTCTAGACGTGTAAACCCCATCGGTGACCGTAACGGAGTTGCCTGTGCAAGCAGCTGCGGTTGTTGCACTAGATGCATTACCTGATAATGAACCATAGAACCAAGTTGAGTATAGCCTGTTATTCGTGTTATCAAAGTACAATGCTGAATCTTCGTAAACAGCTTTATACCCAGCAGTTGATGTTGCTGTAAATAATATCGGATTGTTAGTATCTCCAGTATCATCGTTATTAATGTATAATTGTGATGCTG